TAATGTCACGCAATAAAGTTATCGCATATGCCGATGCTAACGGTAACTGTAGAGTAGTAATCCCCACAATGGATTGTATTCTATCGGATGATGCTGTCATAGCAAAGGATATTCCAACATCTAACTACTCAGTTATTGATCCTGCTAATCTACCCTCTAAGGAGTTTAGATCTGCGTGGATTTATAATCATGGTAGTAAGACTGTTACAGCAGATCTTGCTAAAGCAAAGGTACTTACTACAGAGACATTAGAATCTAAGTTTCTTGCTACGAAGAAGGAGAACGCTGATATACAGTCAATAGCAGATATGAAGGGAGAATCTGCATCTCTTAAATCGAATCCCTCAGTACCATATACAACAATCACTAACGCTACTACAATATCTGAATTAGAAGCATTGATTTGATGAAAAAATTTGAAGAGCATTCTGCTCAACATGATGATTATAACTATTCTCGTGAAGAACCTTTTTATGTCATTGCATTAAGTAATGATGGCATGGATGGGTTGTTAGAGTATGTTAAAAATATTCCAGAAGATCAATGGTGGGAGTGTAATCAAGATTTTGAAGATGATGAGTATAGAAAATCAGATATACATGTTCCCATAAAGGATACCTTTCCTCATGTAGTGGGGATGAACTTGTTTAATTTTGTTAATAACAAGAATTATCAGATGGATATTTCTGGATTTGAATTCCAGATTCTTAGATATGGTGTTGGTGGTTCTTTTTCTTGGCACTGTGATTATGGTGTTGCACCACAAAAGGATGTATGGAGAAAATTGAGCTTAAGTGTGCAACTTTCTGGACCAGAGGATTATGAGGGAGGAGAATTAATTCTTATAGATTATTTTAACAGACAGTGTGAAATCCCTAAGAGCAAGGGTGCTGCTGTTATTTTTGATGCTAGATGTCCACACAAAGCATTTCCTGTCACCAAGGGTGAAAGGTTAGTGTTAGTTGGATGGGCTAATGGACCTAAACTTAAGTAGCTATTTTTAGAGTAGGTGTTTGATATTTGGATGACTTAGTATATCTAAGGGTCTCTCTCATATCAAGTAAGAATGTAGTTAAATATTCTTCTCTCATTATTTTTATATTTCTTTTTTTCTCATTCTCTCTAGTTTCTGCTAGGTAATTGCTTATTCCTATAAGTAGAGGATCTGGAGAATCTACGCTAAGTGTAATATTATGAGTATCTGGATCTTGGATAGTGAAACTACGATCCACAATTTTTCCTGCAGGAAGGATCAATCTACCCAGATTATCTTTTACTTCTCTGGTTTCATAGAACTGTGTAGCATTTAAATCATTACCATATTTGTCTTCACAGTAATTATATAATACCTTACTACCCATTGGCCAGTCACTTTTTACATTAATAATATTTGCCACAGTTAATATAACCCAATCCAATTTAGGATCTCCGTATATATCTTCTGCTACTGTATCAGGTCTTGCACCTTCATCAATTGTATATGATTGTAAGAATGTGATATCACTATTAACCCTTTCTTGGATTTTTGCCCTTAGAAATAAATTCTTTACAGTAATAAAATTTGCTCTAGAATTACTATCTGAGAGATTGTTTCTATACCTTATATTAGGTATATTTGAAAAGTAATGTTTAGCCATTAGTAACCTACTCCACCTACATTGTCGTGATCTTCAGCATATATTGGATTCAATTCAGTGAATGATAGATCCATTTTCATATGCACAGGAGTTCCATCCTCATATGTTGCATAAGTTCCACCTCCAGTGTATGTCATTGCTATATTTTTCAAAGCACATGTCTTAAAACTATTAAGGAATGGGTGTGCTGATCCACCTTTCATGTAAGTCAATCTGAATACATTAGGTGCATTCAAAAATCCCATTTTCCCTTTCTTCATTTTTGCTGCACTATTTATTTTTAGACTTCTTACAATATCTTTGATTATCATGGATTCATCTATACTTCTAGGAACTAAATCAAATCCAAAATTGAATGATCTTACTTGGACACCATTAAATAGCATCTCAACATTCTGGTTGATTATTTGTCCTGTAGCCCTTGATAGTAGTCCCTGAACACTTACATTACCACCTAGAGCATTTACAGCAGAAACACCTGCAACTAATTTACCATAACTTGCTACACCAGTAGCCATTGCTTTACCATCTACTCCAAGACCATCTTTTGCAGCAGCAGGAAGTTCATCAACATTAGCACTCATTAGGTCATCTGCTTTTTGGAGTCCCCAAGCAGCAAAATCATTTAGTTTACTCTCACCCCAACTAGCTCCGTTATTATCCTTTATATTTTGTGGTATTGGGAGTATGATTACTTTTTCTGCTGGTACATTTTTATATTGATCACTAATCTGACTTCCTCTACCACCAGCAAATACTTTATTGAAACCTTCTTGTGATAATCTTGTTTGTGTGTCTGCTTTTTGTGCTTTAACTGCAGGAATAGTTTTACCTGTCTCTGGATCTACTGATGCTTCTTTACCTTCTACAGCAGGAATATCTTTACTCTCCATAATATCTCCAAACCCACCACTAAAGTCTTTGATATTTTTCAGAATTTCTATCTGAAAATAATCAGTGGTGTGATCTATAAGATCTTCTGGATATCGTAGTACTTTGCCTTTCGGACCTAATTTAGCTGGCACTATCTTAGACTCTTTTTATGTATTTAGCTTGAATTTCGCATATGACAGTGATCTTGCATGTTCTAGTTCAGCAACTGATAGTTCATGGAACTCTCCAACTACTTCTGCCCATGTATAATTTCTCATTTTGTTCCAATGATAACTGAATCCTCTAATACCCCATTGTTTTAATTCCATACATGCTATTAAAGGAAATTCATCATATTCTATATTAGGAGTCTTTGGTAGATATACAAAGGTATAGAAACCACCTTCTTCTGGTAGGATAGTCTTAGTATCTTGCAAAGCATCTAAAACTTCCAGCATTGTATCATCAGGCTGTTCTGTCCCAACAAAATCATCTACAATTGGCTGTAGTCTAGACACCTAGATTATCCTCCGTTAGTATTTTAAATTCCATTCTTCTGTCAGCACACCAGTCTTTTGCTGCATCCCATTTTGCTTGGTTCTTAGCATACTCCATTACTTCTCTTACATATTTTCTATTTTTAGTTTTTTGAACCTTTGGTGCAGTGCATTGTCTTTTGGGTTTCACTTCAATAATATATTTCTTGGGTAATCCCGATTTATCTTTTACTTTAACATAGAAGTCAGGAAAATATCTATGTAATCCACCGTCAAGTGGTGATCTATATGGTATTATTACCTCTTCACTACCCCACTCAATTATGTTGTCATTCTTATCACAATATGACATAAACACTTTTTCCCAAGAACTACGATAAATAATGTTACGATAGTCCCCTCTATACTTTTTTATATTAGAAGGTCTGAACTTTCCTGAACGAGCCATACATCGTAAGATCCCTTTAGGTATTTATTGTGCCAGCTTACCCAAGAGTAAAGAAAACTGAATCAATTCGTAGTTTATTTCAGAAGGTTGCTACTACCAACCATTATGAAGTTTTCTTTAGTGGGTTTGGTGGTATGCAGAAACTTAGGGGATATATTCAGTCTAAGTCTCCAAGGGTAACCAGTTTCTTTATTAATAGGGATTTGGGTTTATTATGTAATAGTGCTGAATTACCAGCAACAACTATGGCTACATCACAAATTGAAGGTCATAGGATGGGTATAGTAGAAAAATTTGCTCATTCAAGGGTTTATACTGATTCATCATTTACTTTTTATGTTGATAGTGATTATAGAGTACTAGAATTTTTTGAGTTGTGGCAAGAATTTATAGCATCTGGATCTGATTCAGATGGGGCAGACAGGACTCATGTTGCATATTATCATAGGATGCAATATCCAGAAGAGTATAAAGTTGATCAGATAAAGATACAAAAATTTAATAAAGATCATTTTAGAAGTGTTGAATATACTTTCCTCAATGCCTTTCCAGTTGCTGTATCGGCAATGCCTGTTTCTTATGATGGAAATAGTGTTCTTGAATGTCAAGTAACAATTGCTTATGATAGGTATTACTTTGGTAAGATTGGTTCTCTTGATCGTAGAGTATTTAATTCTGCATTCAAAGATGTTAATAGTGGTGAAACTCCAGGTAGTTCATCAGAGAAGAAAGTAGGAATTAATAAAGGTAATGGTGATAAAAATGCTGCTAAGATTATTGATCCAATTAAACCAACTGAACAAGTTGTAACAAGTGAAGCAGAAGGATCTATAGGTGCTAATGATCTTAACGACATAAGTTCAAACATAGCATAAATGTGCTATGATATATAAAACAGTGAATACTTGTATATGGGACTCGCACAAGATTTGAAATCAGGGACTAAACAGTCTCACTCAGCAGCAGAGAACACAAAGTTTGTTTCATCATTCCTTCGTGGAGTAGTAAATAAAGAAAAGTATAGGCAACTTGTTGCTAACTATTACTTCATCTATCAAGCGATGGAGGTAGAAGTTCTTCGATTAAAAGATGATCCTGTTGTAGGACCATTAAACATTAAGGAACTTTATAGACATCGTAGTCTAGCAAAAGACTGCGAGTATTTTTATGGTAAGGATTGGGATAAGACCATTTACCCTACTGAAGCATGTCAACAGTATGTAAACCGTATTCGTGAAGTAGCACATGACGAGACTGAACTTCTTGTGGGTCATCATTATACTAGATATCTGGGTGATCTCTCTGGGGGTCAGATCCTTAGAAATATTGCT